GATGATTATAAAAATCATCCTTTCATAGCTTCTTTAATAGTTCAATCTTACATTGATGAAAATATCATTCTACTAAATGAAATTGAAAAGCAGGACCAGACAGAATTAGTTAATCTAATAAAATTTCATTCTGGAATTTTTACACCTAGCGAATTTAAAAAATCTATTTATAACTATTCACTAAATGAATTGATTCTTTACCTTGCTGATTATATGGCTAGTAGAAAAAACCAAAATCATGAACCTTATATTCTGAATAGACATAAATTAATTTCTGAAATTTTGGCATAGAACTTGCCTTATTTTTTTTCTACTAAATTTATTAACTTTAAAGACTAAGTTTTATAAAGCAAGGACCATGCCAAAAACGAAAAAGAAAAAAAATTTATTTTCTATTTTTCTTTTCACTTGGCATAACTTATGCAAACAAAATGTAAGGCGATTTAAAGCCTATGAAAAAGAAAAATCTACCTTTTAAAGTTTAACAAAATCAATAAGTTACAAAATAAGGCTAGAACCATATGGACATATAAATAAAAATGTCTGTAAAAGGCTTAGAATGAATCCGCAACAAAATCAATAAGTTAACTTGCATAATTAAGTTTAACTATCTATCATTATATATAACTTTAAAAAAAAGTTAAAACTTTCTTTTTAAATTTAAATTTTTGGCATGATTCTTGCTATGGCATGTTTATTGCTTACAAAAAAAGTTTAAAAAAAGTAAAGAAAAAACTTGACAAATAAAAATTTTGTGCTAGACTATATTTAAAGTTAAGGGATACGAAAAAGCAGGACCGCAAAAACTAAAGGGGAAACAGGATGAATAAGCAGAAAGCCATTTTTAAAAATTCGATAGTAGAGATAACGCAAGAACTTGAAAGATGGTATCATATCATTAATGAAAAAATGTATGATAACCAGTTAGACCAGAATGTTAGAATTATGATTCAAACCAAAGGAAGAATTAAAAAGGCTATTGGTTTTTTTGCTCCGAAAAGATGGAAAGATGATATAAATAATTGCTTTGTTTCAGAATTAACCATTTGCGCGGAAGATTTAAATAGACATAATCCGGTAGAAATTATGTTACATGAAATGGTTCATAATTTCAATAATCAGCAAGGCGTGAAGGATTGTTGCAGTAATCAATATCACAACCGCAAATTTAAAGAAGTTGCAGAAAATCACGGTTTGAAAGTTCAACAGGATAAAACTTATGGATTCTGTTTTACTAGCCTTAATGATACTGGAAAAGAAATTGAAAAGTTGCTTAGTGCTAATATGGAACTTTTTCAACTTCATAGAATGGATGGACCTAAGCAATATACCTACTTGCGGAAATTTGTTTGCGATTGCGGGATGATTGTTAGGGTAGCGAAAGTAAATGAATTTTCCGCAACTTGTGATATTTGTCATACGAAATTTAGACTAGCGGATTAATCCGCTAGTCTATTTTTTATTAACTTTAAAGTTTGAAAAAAGCAGAAAGGGGAAACAGGATGAAAAAGGGGAAAGCGGATAAGCTAGGATTAGTAAGGATTAGCGAAAATGAAACATGCTTTGATATTCCGGTTTATATTGCAAAAAACGGGGCCGTAACAGTTAGGAGTAGTTCAAGAAAGGGATTGCAGACAAAGCAGGACCGCATAGAAGCAAGCGGAAACAAGGAACTTGGGGAAGGATGGACCATTTTAAAAGGCTTTGTAAGGCTTAACATTGAATCAGGGGAAGTAGAATTTGATAGGCTAGAAGATTGAACCATGAAATTTTTTTTCTTGCCCTTCATTTTTTTCTTGACATTATCTAGCCAGTATGCTATAATGCTTGCTAGATAATAAGGAAGGTACTAGTAATGATAAAGTTAGACGGGATTGAATTTGACATAAAGGAAGAAGAAGTAGAAAAGCTAAAAGAAATTTTAGCTAGACACAAAGGACTTTGCTTTACTATTACCAAAAAATTTTCTATTGCAAAGCTGATTGAAAGAAAGTTATTAGCGGTACAAAAAGATTTTAATTCCGTTAATCAGGAAATAGACAAGTTACGGAAGGAACAAACGGAATTAGAAACTTTTCTAGGAAGAAAGGCTAAGGCATCAGTTATTGTAAAGCGGAATATATATCAGATAATGAAAAAGTTGCAGGGAATGAATGAACAAGAAAGGGAAATATATCTGTTACGCAATAATAAAGATGCTGAAATATTTTTAAACTGCAATTTTGACAACTTGATTAATCATGTTCCTAATGAAGCAAGGGAATTAGAGCAAACCAAAGAACAGGAAAAAGAAGAACTAGAACTAATGCGAAAGGAGTTAGAAGAAGAAATAGAGTTAACTAAAAGCCTTACTGAAAAAGCGGAAAATTGGGATACGGAAAACTAAAACGATTGCAGACAAAAAAGGTGGACAAAAAAATGGTAGATGAAACTAAGACTAATGGCGGTATTTCGGCGGAGGAATTGGAGCTTTATAAGAAGCTACAGCAGAAAGTTAAAGCGGCTAAGGAGCAGGGGAAGGAACTTACTAACACTCTTTTTGAGCCGCTTTTTGCTTCCCTTGATATTGAGCAGACGTTTACTGCTATTGCTTTGCACGGGGGAGAGAGAATTTCTAAGACTATCAAGTTGGAAGATGGCCGGAAGTTGAATCTTTGCTTTAGGGATATGACTAATATCGGAAAGGATAAGGATGAAGATTAATCTTTAGAAAAGATTAAATAAAATAGGGGGAATTTAATTCCCCCTATTTTTTTGTCCTTAAATTTCTTGAACTTTAAAAATCAAATTTGCTTAAACTTTAAAGTTTGTTTTTTTTACTTTGTCTTTAAAGTTTAAACTGCAAATAAAACTTGACACAATCATTATTTCGTGATATAATGTCTGCATTATGATACTAGAATCATTTACAAGCGAAAAATTTAGAATCATTTATGATTCTGAAACAAACGAAATTAAACCTTTTGAGCAGGATATTACCATTGATTATAAGCCAAGTTTAAACAATCCTATTACTGTTTCTACTCCCTTAATAGTGTCTAAATTCTATAGCGAAAAAGATATTGATTTTATCGAAAAGCGCAATCCTGAATTATTGAAACAGCTAAGGGAACAGTATCAAGGTTTAAAAAACAATGGCTTTGAACTAATCCCAAAGCGGTTTGATTATTATTCAGATGATAGAGTAGGCCAGATTAGATCAAAGCGGTATGAATTTAGATGTATGTTAGATGGTAGGAAGATTTTTTATCCTACCATAAAGGATACGCTAGACAACTTTAAACTTGTTTACTCGATTTACCAGAATTGCAATTTTACAACTTCTTTTTTAGAAGCATTTAAACGCAAGCTAGAAGAAAAATCAGAAGTTGCAGAAGCAAAGAAGTTAATAAATGTTTTCTCCAAAGATGCAAGCCTAATACCTACAAAGGGTAAGGCTTGGCATAGTTCTTTCTTGCCTTTCAATCATCAAAAGATTATGCTTGAATACTCAACTAAGTTGCCTTATTTTGGCAATCTATCAGAAATGGGGACCGGAAAAACCTATCCAACGATTGTAGCAATAAAGGAAAGAATTAAGAAGGGAGAAATAACAAAAGCATTTGTTATATGTCCTAAGTCTATTTCTAATTCAGTTTGGAAAAGACAAATTGAAATTTATTCTGATTTAAAAGTTGTAACTATTGAAGGAAATGAAAGGGAAAGAATTTTATCACTTCATCAAAAAGCAGATGTTTTTATTATTGGATATGAATTATTTAATTGTATGAAAGAAGATATATTACCAATTTGCGATTATGAGACTATGATAATTTTAGATGAATCAAGCAAGATAAAAAATCCAAGTGCAAAGCGGTCCAAAGCAATTCATCAATTAGGTAGAGCGGTTAAATATAAAATAATTTTAAATGGTACTCCTATAACGCAAGGTGCAAGCGATATATTTAGTCAGTTTTTATTTTTAGATAATGGTAATACTTTCGGTGGAAGTTTTGAAAGTTTTTTGCAAACATATTTTTCTAAATCCCCCTATTCATGGAAATGGGAAATAAAAAATAATGAAGCTATGCAAGAAATTTCAGATAAGATATATTCGATAGGGACAAGGTTTTTAAAGAAAGAATGTTTAGACTTACCGCCTAAACTTTATGAACAAAGGGAAATAGAATTAACAGATAAACAATGGTCCGCCTATTGTTCTATGCGGGATATGCTTATTGCTTGGATTGAAAATGAAGAAAAGGTAAAGAAAAGAATAGACGCACAAGTTATAGTAACTAAGTTGTTAAGATTATCACAAATAACTTCCGGTTTTTCTAAAGATGAATTAGGGCAAGTTGTAAAGTTTGGAGAAAATCCAAAGCTAAAAGAATTAGATGATGATTTAGATGCAATTCTATATAACGGTAATCAACTTGTTATATGGGCAAGATTTATTCAGGATATTAAATCTATAGAAGAACTACTAAAACTAAAAAAGATAAGTTACGGTTTGTGTTATGGGGAAGTTAATGATGCTAATAGGACTAAAGCAGTTAAAGATTTTCTTGAAAAGAAGATAAAAGTTTTTGTAGGCCAGCAAGGTAGCGGGGGATTAGGAATTGATTTATATACCGCTAATAGCGTTATATATTTCTCTAATGATTATACTCTATTAAATCGTTTACAATCGGAAGATAGAACGCATAGAAAAGGAAGTGAGATACATAATAAAGTAACGTATATTGATTACATTGCTATTGGTCCAAATGGGGAAGCAACTATAGATTATCATATTCTAGGAGTAGTTTTAAAGGAGAAAAAAAATGTAGCAGACATAATAACTAAAGATTCTTTGCGTAAATTGCTTTCAATTAATGGCTATAACATTTCATCAAATCCTTATAAGAAATAAGGTAAAGGGGAAAATCTATGAATAATGAAAATGGGAATGATAGTTTTAATGATGATAAGGGAAACAGGGGAAGCAATTATTATCTTCCTGATTATTCCCGTCTGCTTTCTTTTCCTAACTTTAAAAGTAAACTAGCAAAGAAACTTACTATTAGACGGGATATTTTAATTACTAAAAAGAGTATTGAAGAAAATAAAGATGAAAAAAAGAAAATGAAAAGTTATATTAATTTCTTAGATGCTGAAATTAAATTGATTCAGTCTTTACTTGATACTAAAGAAATTAATGATGAAGTCTAGGGGGATAAAATGAAAAATGGAAATAGAATTAAATGTGATAGACAATGTTCTTTTGCTAACACTAAGAAAAAAATTTGCACAAGAAAAAAGCCAGTTTGTAATATTTTACATGAAGGTAATTAGACCATGTTTGATATTATGGACCTACTAGAATCATATAAGGATTCTGTTCAGGCTGAAAATTTAGCGGAAAAAGTTTTAGATATTGCAATAAAAGAAAAAGAAATTCTTGAGGAAAGATTAATTTATTATATGCAATTAAATGGGATTGATTCTTTAGATTTTGATGGAAATAAATTAACTTTAAAGGTTGATATTTTCCCAAATGTTTTAGTTAGGGACCATGAAAAACTTAAAGACTTTCTAGGCGAGGATATAAAAGAAGTCTTTACAGAATCACCATCAAAGCTAAGGGGATATATTAATAAGTTGATTGATAGTGGTAAAGAATTTCCAGACTTTATAAAACTTTTTCCAAAAGAAACTTTAAAGTTTAAAGATGCAGACAAAAAAAGGAGTAAGAAAAATGACTAACGAAATTGAAAAGAAAGAACCAAACGCAATTCAAACTAAGCGCAGTTTTAAATTACCAGAATCTATTTCAGATTTTGGAATTGAGGATTTAAGGCTTTCAACTATTTTTATTTGTCAGGACCAAAGCAATAAGGCAAGGGATAAGGAAATTAAACCGGGAAGTTTATATGATTCTATCACGTTTGAAGAATTTGTAAAAATTCCTGTTATCTTTATTTATTCTTTTACTACTAGAATTTTATATGGCGATGAAGTAGGAGACCAATTAAAATGTTATTCGCAAGATGGAAAAATTCCTAGCCATTCTTCACCTATCAATCCTAATTGTGTTTCTTGTCCTGAAAATATTAAGCCAGCGGATAAGATTGAAAAGGGAAAAAGTAAATATGGAAAATGCAATAGAACTTTTAATTTCGCTTGCATCCCGCCCAAGCTAGAAGTAGGGGATGAAAAAGACTTTCCTTTTATTGTTCCTTTTCAAAGGACCAATGCTCAAACCGCAAAGAATCTAATTAATTTAGTTTTCCGCAAACGTCAGGAACTTTATACAATTACAAGGGAAATTGAAACTATTGAAACAAGAAATGATAAGGGAAGATTTTATACTTTGCAAGTTAATGAAGGTGAAAATATTGATGATTCAGACCTTGAGCGTTCTAAGTATTGGCTTGCGTTTATCAAAGCTATGGTTAAAGCACAAAAGTTAATTATTGATAGTTCATCTAATGAAGGTGAAAAAAATATTACTCCTGATAATGATGGTGCTACTGGGGATATTCCTTTTTAATATTTTTCTTTCTTGTCCCTATTCCGTTTAGAATTGAATCATCTTTATTTTTAAAGGGAAAGTTTTGTTTCAATGGACATTAAAGAAAAAATCTTAAAAGAAATAAATCCTGCTATATTTTTTTCTAGGTATAATCCAAATTTTATTCATCATAACGGATTAGATGAATATAATATAGCTTGCGTTTTCCATGAAGATAACAAGCCAAGCCTTTCTATTAATTTAGCTAAAGGATTATGGTTTTGTCATACTTGCAATAAAGGTGGAAGTATATTCGATTATTATATGCAATTAAAAGGTTGTGATTTTAGGCAAGCTATAGTAGATATTGCTAAAGAATTTAATATTGATATTGGTTCATATGGAACAGAAGAAAATCCTTATTTAACTAACCAGATTGATGATGTTTTAAGATGCAACAAAGATTTAAAAGATAATATTGATGATTCATTAACGTATGTAAGACATACTAGGGGTGTATCAGAAACAATCATTGATAAATTTAAAATTGGGTATTCAGTAAAAACTAAAAGAACTACTTTCCCCATATATGATGAAAATGGAAACTTACTAAATGTTAGACAACATAGCAGACATAAACGGGATAGGGATAATGGATTAAAAGTTTTAGGAGTAAAGGGACATAATCAAGTAAGGCTTTGGCCTTTTCAAGCATTAAAAGAAAATATTGTTTTTATTTTTGCAGGGGAATTTGATTGTATGCTTGCTCATTCATTGGGTATAGATGGAGCAATAACAAAAACAGGTGGAGAAAATCTTTGGCATAATAAATGGAATAATTATTTTAAAGATAAAAATGTTATTATAACTTATGATAATGATAAAGCGGGATTTGATGGTTCAAATTTAATAGCAACTAACTTATTTGGGATTGCCAAGTCTGTTAAGGTTATTAAACTTCCTGTAGAAGATAAAGGGGAAGATTTTACAGATTACATAATTAAATATAACCATACTATTTTAGAATTTATAGAACTTGTAAAACAAACTGAATCATTTAAAGTAAATACTGAAACAGTTTCAACTATAAAAGTTAACGATACGATAAATGATGTTAGCCTTTATGAATCTTCATTAGATAAATTTTATTCACAAACTGTTAGATTTAAAGCTATTTGTGCGGGAAAAGATTTAAACCCTTATTTAGTTCCTAAAAAAATTATTGTTGAATGTGATATGGGAAAAGATAAAACTTGCTCATTCTGTAAATTGCTTGCTATGAAAGGTAAATATGTTATAGAATATAAAGAAAATGATCCTGATATTCTTGAATATGTTTCATCTAGCCAAACCCAAAAGCTAGGAATTATCAAGAAAAAAATAGGTGTAGTGAACTGTTCTAATTTTTCCGTAACTATTATGCTTGCACAAAATATTGAGGAATGTTATTTGTGTCCTGCTATTGATTTTAAAGCAGATAATTTTGAAGATACATATAGAAAGATATTTTTTCTAGGACAAGGTTTAAATTTAAATAATACTTATGAATTTATCGGAATAACTACTCCAGACCCAAGGGACCAGCATAGCGTAATTATGGTTAATAAAGTTTCTGGTTCTGAAACAGATATTGAAAGTTTTAAAATTGATGAAAAAATTTATGATGAATTAAAATTCTTTCAGCCAAAAGAAAAAACAGTTAAAGGGATACGGGATTTTTATGAAGAAAAGTATAAAGATTTAAGTAACAATATAATTCAGATTTACAATCGTATGGATTTATTTATTGCTATTGACTTGGTATTCCATTCTGCTTTAAAGTTTAAATTTCAAAATGTAAATATAGAAAAATCCCATGCGGAATGTTTGATAATTGGGGATACTAGAACAGGAAAATCAGTAACAGCTAAAAGAATGATTAATCATTATATGCTAGGAGAAATTATTAATTGTGAACGTGCTACAATACCGGGATTAATCGGTGGAACTTTTGATATAGGTAGCAGAAAAATTTTAACATGGGGAGTTATTCCTAGAAATGATAGGCGATTAGTTGTATTAGATGAAGCAGATGGAATAGATACGGAAACAATATCTAATCTTTCCGGTATCCGTTCTTCATGTATTGCAGAAAGGACCATAGCAGGGGGAACTAGAAAAACATTAGCAAGAACTCGCCTTATTTGGATTGCAAACCCAAGGGGATTTAGAAACTTATCAGAATATACAACAGGAATAGAAGCAGTAAAAACGCTAGTAGGAAAACCGGAAGATATAGCACGATTTGATTTTGTTATTGCTATTTCCCAAAATGATGTTTCATTAGACGTAATAAATAAACATATAGAAATTAATATAGAGCATAAATTTACTTCTTATCTTTGCAATAAACTTCTTTTATGGGGATGGAGTAGAAAAGATGAAGATATAAAATTTACTAAAGAAGCTACAGAATCAATTTTAAATTATGCTACAGCGTTTGGAAAAATGTTTAGTTCTGATATTCCTATAGTTCATCCAAATGAACAGCGCATTAAATTTGCTAGGCTTGCTACCGCTATTGCTATTGCTACTTTTTCTACTACTAACGGGAATGATGTTATTGTTGAAAAACATCATATAGATTTTATTGTAGAATATTTAATTGAAATTTATTCTAATCCTGCTTTGGCTTATTCTTCATATAGTAAAAATAAGATGATTGAAACAACAGTAGATAATGAAAAGCAAATAATGGATAAGGTTAAATTTGGATTTGAAAGTCAACCTTCACTTGATAGCAAGTATGATGCTAAATATTTTATTAATAAAATGTTAGGAGCTTACAAAATTAAATTTGATGATATTATGGATAGCTTGCAAACGGGAGATAGGGAAGTAGTAAGGGAAACTAGACAATTTTTGTTAATCAATAGATGTATTAAAAAGGAACATTCTTATTGGGTAGTTACTGAACCTTTTAGAAATATGTTAAGAAAATTACAGAATGAATTAAAATAAAATGGAAACTTTAAAAGAAATAGAATATAATATATTATTATATAGCTCATTCATTCTAGCTTGCTATTCACTTTTAAAAATACTTTCTATTATTGGAAACATAAAAGTAAAGGGGAAAAAATGACGCACGAAAAAGGGAGAATTGCATTATCAATGGAAGAAGCAAGGACAATATTAAAGATAGGTGGATTCTATCAGCATTATAAAAAAAAGGTTTATCGAATTGATGATATTATTATATTTGAAGATGAATCTTCATGCGAAAATGGATTACCTATAGTTATTTATTCAGATATTAGTGGAAATAAATTTGCTAGACTTGCCCATAATTTTATAGAAAATGTAGTTCCTTATATTGGAGAAAATAAGGTTACAAAAAGATTCACTTTCCTAGATAAAAAATTGGTATGGTAAAATGAATGAGGAATCAGACAAGGTAAAGAATCAGCTAAAATTAATACTTTCCGATTTAGAAGTGAAGCAAACAAAGAAAGCACAAAAACAAAGGGAAAATATAGAAAGATATTTAGAAGATAATGGTGAAGATTTAAGCAATATAAAAAAAGAAATTAAAGGCAAAGCGGAAGAAAAAACAATAGCAGATAGCAAAAATAAAATACCGCCGCATGTTTATACAAAAGAACATAATTTTCCAAAAGAAAAACATCAAAGAGAAATAGACGAAAATGGAGAAATTAAATTATTAAAACTTCCGCTTATGGTATTTTTACAGTTAAAAAAACCAGAAGAAAATTATTTTTATGAATTTATGGAGAAAGCGCAAAAATTACAAACCTATTGCCTTGCATACCCTATTTTTAAATATAGTCCTGCTAGACATTGTTTACTGATTCAATGCGATATATGTTATTATGCTTTTAAGACTGATAATTTATTTTGTGAATATATGGTAAAGATTAGTAGATTAGCTGGTTACGGTTTTAAAGGACCGCAACTTTTCAACCCGTTATGGACACTAGGCAAGCTAGGGGAAGAACCGCAAGCGGGACCGGGACCGCAAGCAAGGGAAGGGACCATAGAAGATTTAGAAAGAATTATAGGACCACTAGAAAATGATGGAAAGTGAATTACAGACTAGAGTAATGGAAGCTATAAAAAAACTTTATTCAGATTGTTATTTATTAAATACTTGTATGCGTTATGCTATTGGAGTACCAGATTTAATGATAGGGGAAAATGCAAAACTAATTACTATTGAATTAAAAGTAGCAAGAAAGAATCCTTGCACTATTCAATCTTTATTCCCTAAGTCAAGAAAACAAATCCCTACTATGTTTGAAATTGAAAAAGCAAAATGTAAAGCGTATGGCTTGATTCTTTTTGAACGGGAGGAACAAGTAATGCTATTTAGAATTGATTTTGCTCGCCGCCCAATTACTGAATATGAAAACCTTGATTTTATAAACCGTATTGAATTAAGGCCGATTATAGAAAATCCAGAAACTTACTATAGGGGAACATTTAAAGAAGTATATATTGAACCGCTTTCAAATCTGCTTCACCTTATGTCTTTTTTAACTTTAAAGCCATGAAAAAAATAGATAAAACTTATAAAGATTTTCAAACTATATCTGATACAGTAATGTATATACATTGTAAAGAATATGAAAGATGTATTGAAGAAATTAATTATTGTTATGTATGCAAAAAAAATTTAATATGCGAAAATGATGAAGCAAAACTTTATAGAGATTTATTACTACTTGAAGAAGAATTTTTAAAAAAAAATAATGAAAATTATGAAGAAGAAAATAGCATATGAAAAAACCTATTACTTTTATAACGGAAAATATTGAAAAAAAAGAACTTGAACAAATAGAAAGGATTTGGAAAATGGAAGAAGAAAAAAGAAATGTTAAAGAAGAAATAGAGAAACAAATAAGTATTATATTTCCTGATAAAATAGAAGATTCGTCAGAATTATATATTAAACCTATTTCAGAAATTTCTAAAATTTCTGGAATTGAAATGACTAGATTACATTCATTTATTCAATGGGAAAAGAAGATGATGATTACTTTCATTTTAAAGAATATGGCATATAAAGATAGCTATAAAAAACATGGTATTATCGGAATGATAATTAGAATTTCTGATAAGATTGATAGACTATTTAACATGGAAATAAAAGGTATCAAGGAAAGTTTCATTTATGAAAATGATGAATCAAAATTAGATACTTTTATTGATATTGCGGTTTATTGTATTTTAAGCCTAATAGAATTAAAAGATAGGAATGAATAAATGGATATTATGATAGCGGTTAAAAAGAAAGATTATTATTTATTTAATAAATCATTAGCAACCGGAAAATTTAAATATTGTCATAGATATTATGAACCAATAATTGGTTTACTTTATTATGATTGCCCTAGAAATTTACAAAAATTAAATCCAGGGGACAATATTTATTTTTACATTTATAATAATTTAATGTTCGTGGCTAAAGTTTACTCTATTCAATTAAGATTTATCCCTTTTAAATCTAGTAGAATTTATTTTAAGGAAATAAAAGAAAATAAAGAATGGAAACAAGAAAAATTTAATCAGTCTTACATGAAAAATTTTAAAGGTGAAAAATATATTAGTATAGATGTAAAACAGAAAGGCTAGGGCAAACTTTACCCTAGCCTTTCTGCAAGGTGAACAAAGGCTATATTTCAGCCTATACCTTTTATGATTCTTGAATTTTTACTATTGCAATATACTGTTTAATCTTATTAATTACATTCATAAACTTGCTTCCATCTTCTTCTTTAATAAACGGTAAAGATAATTTAGTAATAATTCCAAAGATGCCAGCAATTAAAATTAATAAACTTTTTAATTCATCTTCACTAACTTTCTTATCTTCAAAAATCTTATTAATCTGCAACCAAATAGCTTCTAACTGTTCCTTATTTGCATCAATATTATTAATCAAAGTATCTAAAATAGTCATAACGCTATTGATAGCAATATTCACTTTAGGATCAACTTTAAAGATAAAAAGTAACTTAGAAACAAATTTAAACATACTTAAACAACTAACTAATAAAGAAGGAATTTCTGTAATATCTATCTTCCCATCTTTAACAATGGTCCTAATGCTTTCCCATGATTCAATAATTGATTCTTCATGCTTCTTAATTTCTTCCATCTTCATCCTTCCCCTTCCTTATCATCATCATATTCTTTTTCGTTTCCTTCATTGTTGATAGGACCATCATTTTTTATTTCTTCATTTGTTTTGTTAACTCCTTTCTTTGATGTTTCAAGAAATAATTTCTTTATAAATATATAAGTATAGTTAGATAAAAATCCGCAAACTATTCCTACTATTGCCCTTTCAGAAAAATTATTACCGGGAAGAAAGTTAGGAATAAAAGCAAAGATAATACCAATGAAAGTATTTAAAAAAACAAGAACAGATTTAAAAGATTTTGATTCAGAAATTTCTTTATTAGTTATATAAAAAACTCTTTTTAAACATAATATAATTGAGTAAATACAAATAGAAGTTACAATAACTTGCCAGCTAAGAAGAACATTAATTGAATTGTCCATTTTGTACCTACTTTGTTGAAAGTAAAATAGCTAATTTATTTTTTGTTAATTCATCAGCATATCCAGAAATAGGAATATTATTTTCAGTTTGTAATTTACATAAAGCTAATTTTGTTTCAGTACCATAAAAACCATCAGGACCATATTTAGGCAAATTATATCCCAATGAAATTAAAGCTAATTGAATATCTTTAATAGAATCTAAACGGTTAATATTAGTGATAATACCATTTCTAAAATTTTCAATTTTACCGCTAATGGTTTTACCGGGACATGCTGGTTTTCCAAAATGATAATGTCCATAAATATTTTTTCCATTAAAAGGATTTTCTTTAGAATTAAAATTAGTTATCAATCTTTTTATCAGATGGTCTAAACTATCTAATTGTTCTTTTGTAGGTTCACTACCTTGATTATATCCTGTTCCTATAAAGTTTCCTAAAACACAAATTCCTAAACTAACTTCATTTTGTCCTTTTGTATGCCAAGTAATATCATCAAAATTATTACATAAAAAAATAGTTCCATCTTTTCCTATTGCCATATGATAAGCAATATGGGGACAACCGTTAGCAGGGGAAACATGATTACAGGGAGAAATTAAATAATTATTAATTGCAGTTAAAGAACCTTCCGATAAAGATTGATGGACCACAATTTTATTAATGCTTGTTAGTTGCCTTTTCCCCCATTTTCTCCCTGATTTATTCCAAGGAAGTTTGTTGACATAATCTTCAAAATTAATACCTTTCAATAAACTTAATTGGTCCATTGCTTCCCCCTTTTTAAATTAGGTTTTCTGCATTTTCTACAGTTAAATAAATAAAATCTCTACCTATTAATTTTCCAGTAACTATAAATTTTTTCCTTATAATATTAATTTCTTCATCTGTTAAATATAATCCATCCCCTAATTCTAATCCTATTGAATTATGTTTGCATTTATAAACAATTTGAAATTTAGGAATAGAAAATTTCTTTATTTGTGCTAATAAAATATTTTGTGCTGTAGCTAAATCTGATACTGAATATAATTCTAATGCTGGTTTTTCTTTATCGACATCACCAATTTTAGTTTTTAAATTAGCACAATCGGAATTATTTGTAGAATCATAATATGCAAATCCTTTCCATCTATTATTTAAAGCATCATATTTATATCTTGCGCTAAACTTATTAAATAATTCACTAACCTTGCTAATTTTAATACCTTTAACTCTTTCAAGATAAACCTTATTAATACTTAATTCATATGTAAATGGTATATTTGAATAATCTGTGCATGTAACAGTTTTAGCAAATCCACTATTTGTAAAAAGAAATGGAAATTCTAAAGATAATTCTTTTATAGTTTCAAAAACAGTAGATGAAGAATTAAAAAATCTAGCAACTTTATAACTAGAAAGATATATAATAGTATCTGCAATTTTTTGTGAATCAATTAAAGAAGCAGTTAAACCGGAATAATTTTGTAGCATATGTAAAACAACTTGCCCGATACTAGGATAAGTAGGAGTAGCAACATTATATAATAATCCACCGCAAGCACAAGTAATTTTTTTACCTTTAAAATATGTATTATAATTTAACCTTGTTACAGTTAAAAAAGTAACTTGATAAGTTGAATTATAACTAGCGGTCCAAAAAGTAGAAGTTACTTCTATTCCATCTGCAAAAATTCTACAGTTAGGATTAGTATAATATATAGCAGTATTTAATCCTAAAGCATGATTAGCAATAGTATATTTAACACTACCAGTTATATCATCAAAACATAAAGGAATTGGAACACCGGGAAAATCTAAAAATCCATAAATTATAGGAACAGATTCTCCAGTATATTTTTCTGCATCATTTAATAAATTTGCCCATACCGAAGAAGTAGATAAAACAATAGGAGGAAATATTTTATCATACTTATTATCTACATTTAAAAAAGTCATATTAATAGGATTACCAATAATGTCTATAGTATCAATTCCTATAGTTCCTTGGAATAATGGTAATGCTTCATCAATAGATAATTCGTTTGTAGTAAAATATAATTTAAATTCAGAAAAATTAATAGCTAATTCTTTTGATAACCTAATAAAATCAACACTATAATCTATAATTGATATATTTATATTTGGAACATTATATGAATTATCAATAGACTTATAACTTAAATCTAATCTAACATCATTAACAAATGAGCCAATAAAATTAAACCAACTATTTTTAGTAGCATCATATATTGATACGTTATCATGCGAATAATTTTTATCTAAACTACCAATAGTAATAAATAAAATAAAGAATTTTTCACTATATTCATTAGTAAATGTTTTAAATTGTTTGTCTGTTAATGCAATCATTTTATAATTCTTCCACTAAGTTTAATGAGATTACAAAAATTGAATCATCACCTAATTCATGCGATAATTCATAATCATTTGATAATCTTACTAACTGGAAACTATTTAAAGAAAAATCATTTTTTGTTAAAGAAATTGGATTATTACAAAAAATAAAATTATATTTATTTAATTCAGTATGCTGCAAAAATGTTTCTACTTCATACTTTCCTTCTTTTCTTAATTTATTCCAAGCTATTTCAGTTTCAAATAATGGCTTATGATTAATAACTGGATATGATTGCATACCAATAGATTTATTAATTTGAACTCCAGAAGATAAAGAATCAGAATATGGAACAGACCTAGCATAAGTTAATTTTAAACCTAATCCTATTAAAAATTTTCCAATCTGAAAATATCCATCATATGTAGGCTGAATAGGAATTTCAATTCCAATATATCTATATTTTTGAATACTTGATTCTAAATCAAAATTAGTTGTAACGTCTAAAAATCTATCAGTAAACAAATAAATTGTATCCCCTGCTAAAACTCCATCTGTAGAAGGATTACCACTAGTATAAATTCCATACTTATCACAATTAATAATTTTATAAACCTTTTTTACAGTACCAGCAGTTTCAATATATTTTCCTACTAATGAAAATAGATTTAATTTATTTGAATTTAGATTAGTAAATTTTATATAATTATCGCTTATCGAAACAATAGTATCTGAATAAGTATATGTTCCATTTCTATCTTGAAACATATAATTAGAATAAATAGTTTGCGAAAAATCAGGAGTAGAAAAATCTCCATCATTACAAGCAATAATTTTAGCGGTCCTGAAATTTGTATTAACTAATCCAAACGAATTAAATATAAACTTTAAATTAGAATTTCCATTTAAAGTAGCATCAAAAGTAATTCTAGCCATAGATAAATCACTTTGGGACTTCCAAACTTCACTAGGAGAAATAGAAGCTACTTCATCACCTTTAATTTGAAAATCAGATTTTAAATATAATTTATCAAAATCATACATTACAGAACCGCCAAACTTTATATTTATTCCATCAGTAATAATAGAAAAAACGCTAGTAGCTTCTTTATTAATACTATTACTATCTAAAATAACTTTAGGAGAATAAGACATAAATAAAGCAAAACTTGCATCTCCAATAAAATATGAAGCAGAATCTTTAGAAGCAAAAGTATATGACATTGATGGAACAAAAGAAAAATAAAGACTAGGCTTTTTATACTTTATATTAGATTGAATTAATCCAAAATTATAAGGTATTACTTCAGAATATCCATTTGGATTTGAAAAAGGATATATTCTAATTAAATCATCATTGAAAAAAGATAAAGAAAATAATGCTGTAAATAAATCGTTTGTAGTTCCTGGTAAAGATTTTGTTATTTGACCAGAAATTAAATTCCATCCTGAAAATAAATTTCCAGTAGTATTATAAGCACAATATAAATTTACATTTTTTTGAACAGTAATATTAGTACTAGCAAAAAATAGATAATAAATATTATTTGCACTATCATATAAATTATGTATAGATAAATATCTATCATCTGGTTTTCCTACATTCGCAATTAAAATAACAGGACTACCAGAAATAGTAAAATTAGTTCCATTAAAATTAATTTGTTGCCCGTATAAATCATATTGTGAAGTTCCAATATTATAATTATGATAAATTAAAATAAAGTTATTAGATGAAGGTATTTTAAATATACAAACTCCTAACATATCAATAGTTGGAATATCCATATATGATATATTTAAATCTATTAATCCTACATATTTTCCATACGCATCATAATTACTTGGGTATGGACTATAATTAATATAATAAGCATATATAGTATCATTATTTTTAATATTTCTAAGATTAGTAAATGAAGTTAATTGTAAAGCAAACGCTCTATCATTTATTCTATATTGTGGTTCTAACGCTAATGGCAATGCTGATATATTAAATCTTGATAAATTATTTGTAGTATAAGCAGTTGCTCCTACAGGAGTTTTGTTATTCGCATAACCATTAGGAAAACCAATATACAATCTTGTAGTAGCAGAATTATAATAAGAACCACCATAACTAAAATATTCTACTCCAGATGGATATACATAAGTTTGCCTATTTGATAAACCGGGATAAGTAAACCTATCAAAAGAATTTTCAAGTAAACATATTACATATGAAGCATCTACAAAAATTCTTCCCCTTCCATTATGATTAGCTGTAGATAATGCGGATGAAATTGTAGTGGTACCAGCAATAGTAAATCTAAAAACTTTTGATACTGTAGCAGATTGTTCATTTACAAAAATATATCCCCCTGCTTCATATACTACTAATCCTGCATAATATCCATCAGCTAAAAATCCTGTAAGATTATATGACGTTTCCCCTGTAAATGTAGATGATACTTTATAAATTTTTCCAGCAGTTTTTGTAACAAAATATAAATATCCATCAGTAGAATTATGGTCCATAGCTCTAAGTTCTTTATTAGTAGGTAATGTAACAGTATATGGAGTAGCAAAAGATAAATCTGTAGTATTAATTTTATAAATTTTCCCATTATAACTTCCAGCATAAATATATGTTCCATCATTGCATATGGTATTTTCTACAATATAATCACTAAAATCAATCAAAACTCCATTTCTTGATATAATATTATCTGGATTAGTAATATCAAGTTTAATAATATCTAATACTCCAACATAACCAGATAATAAATAAATATAAGAACCAATTATAGATATGAAAAATTTTTGATTAAACTCATGTCTTTCCCAATATCCTAATAAAGTACCATTTAAATCTGTTTTTATCAAACCTACAAAATTTCGGCCGAAAGCATATCTGTTAGATAACATCCATAAATTATTGCTAGAATCTTTATCTATTTGAACTATATGGGGAATTTCATTAGCTATTGCTTGACAATAAATCATAGCATTATTATCATATCCAATAGAAAAACATTGCGAATAAATTATAGAGCCACCATACCATATATTTTTAAAGGCAAAAGTTAGATTATTTGTTAAAGTACCATCTTGTAATGACTTCCAAGTTAAACCTTCATTATCTGAATACATACCACTTGGATAAGAATCAATAGACTGTAAAAAATAAATAATATTATTATCAACTAAAAATCTTGCATTTGCTGTTTTAGAATTTTTACCACTAAATATACTTCCAACTGTTTTTTTGTTATAAAAAGTATCTGTAGTTTTATTATACATCATAAAAAATGAATTAGTATTACCGCCATATAAAATTCCAAGTTTATCATTATTATATTTAAATGTATAAAAACAATCTGAATTAGGTCCAGCGTTTGAAACAAGTTTGGTGTCTAATATTGTATCATATAAATTAAATGAATTATAAATTAAATTAATTGCATTTAAAGCAGGAATAGAAGCAACAAAAGATAAACCAGTATTTTCAAATAAATCTATTCCAGATAAACTACAAGATTGATTGCGTAAAGTTAAACCATTATTTAAAGATAAAATATTAGTTCCACCAGTAGCTTGATTTATGCTTGCATTATAAAATGCTGTAGTATAAACAGTTTCATCTTTTCCGTAAAAATGAAAACCCATTTGAATAGCACTACTATCATATTTAATTGCAATAATAAAAGTATGTTCTTCCGTTAAATCATGCGTTAAACTTCCAATTAAAGAATTATCATAGTTATTTATTACCGCTAATCCTGTTTTTGAAAATCTAATATTAAAACTTATATTTGAACCTACTATGCTATTAAACTTTAAATATATATAATTATTTAATAAGCTACCGCCATTAATAACTTTAAAGTCATTAATTTTTATAATAATACCATTATTTATATTTAATACTGACGCTACTTCAAACTTACCGCCATTTTTTGCTTGTGATTCAAAATTTTCCCATATATTTAATCCGTCTGAATCTTTAAATCTAAGCAATGGATAATTTGTAGGACCATTAATAGTTCTTGATAATTTTTCATTTAATAGATAACTTCTTAAAAATTGCTTTAAAGAAATATATTGATTTTGACATTGAATAGTAATATCATGTTGATACTGCATAGAAATATTTTCAGCAAAAGCTAAAGAATTTCCTAAGTTGCTAATATCAATAGTTGAATCTAAAAGATATAATCCGGACTTAGCATTAGAATCTAAAAATTGATTCCTATTTAAATCTTTTTCTGATAAGATAAAATGGTTCATAGTTTATTACCTATACTCCCATTTGTTGAAAATTCTTAATATTCTTTTTAGTGGGAGTAAATTTTTCGCCCATTCCCATAATATTTCTATCGTTTAAATCTAAAATTTCTTCCGCTAAAATTTTTCCATCCATAGTTAATTGAATAACTATATTACTTCCATATGGTAAAATAGTTTCTCCACCATGAACAATAGCAGGAATAGCTTGATTAGGATTACCGGGAACAATACCGCCGCTTTGAAATTGAGGAGTATTATTTTGTTGATTTGCTCCACCAGACCAATCCCAATTATAACCGGCGGTACTCCAACCCATACTTTGTAAATATTCAATCCAATCATTATTACTAATTTGGGCTTGCGTTGTTCCAGAATTAGCTTGGTTAAAATCATTCCATGCTTGATCCGAATAAGATTGTTGAAGTGATTCTGTAGCAGAGCCAACATTATTAATACTACTTCCAACATTATCCCATGAACCAGCTATATCATTTATGCTATTTGACATATCAGCACTAGCACTATAAGTTAAATCTGCTAATGCTAATTCGGATTCTCCCGTTAATGCTTGCTGATTTTGTAATCTTTGATATTCATATTCAGCATCAATTAAACTAGGTTGTAAATTTCCTTTCATATCTTCTGCTAATGTAGAAGTATTAGTATCTAATTCTTGTGTAGCGGCTGTAGCAGTTCTAGTAGTATTAATATAACTATTAAAACTTGCTAAAGAATCATTTGCAGACATTGTTAAATTAGATAAATTATTTCCTAAAGAAATAGAAGTTACTCCTAAATTTTCTAAACTATCACGCATACCAGTAGAAGAATTATTAATAGCTTCTGTAGCTAAAGCAAAAGCACCTAAACCGGGAATAGCTAATTTTACAACGTCAGGAATTTTAGACATATATGAACCAATTTTACTTAAAACATCAATTAAAGTAACAACCGTAGCAGAAACAAATCCAATAGTATCACCTATAGATTTAAAAATAGTTGCTATAACTGGCATTAAAGTTGATTGCGAAAATGCTAAAAAATCAGACATAGCAGTACCAGCAAGCCTAACGAAATTTACAATCCCTTCCGCAAATTTTGCAATTTCATCTTTATTTAATTTTACCCATTCTAACATTACTCCAATAGCAGGAATTAAATCAGACATAATATATTCTTTAAAAATTTCTAGCATTGGACTGCCTAAAGCTACCATAAAAGTTTTTACCATATTAGAAGCTATTCCCATTTGTCCAGTAAAATTATTTAATTTAGCTTTTGCAACTTCATCAGCGGTCCCGCCAGCATTTTCTAAAGATACTGTTAAATCTTTTAACGCATTACTTCCCATACTAATTAATGCGGCCATACCGGGACCGCCACGCAAACCAAAAATTTGCATAACTTGTCCAGTATCAACGCCGGCGGTTTGAAGTTGTCTAATTACTTCTGTTAAAGAAACTATTTTTCCCCCGGAAGTTGTTACATTAACTCCTAATTCTGCAAGCAAAGTAGCTTCTTCTTTTGTAGGATTTAATAAAGCGGCTATTGCGGCACGCAAAGTAGTTCCCGCCATACTTCCTTGAATACCTACATTACCTAATAAACCTATTGCGGCTGATACTTCCTGAAAAGATAGACCAGCGGTCCTAGCTAATGGCGAAACATATTTCATACCTTCACCAATATTTAAAACATTAGTATTAGTATCATTTGCAGTTTTAGCTAAAACGTCTGCAACTTTTGACATTTGACTAGCTTCAAATCCAAAGCTACGCAAAGTTGAAGATGCAATATCACTAGCTGAAACTAAATCCAATGTTCCGGCGGTAGCAAGTGCTAAAGTCCCCGGTAATGCTTGCATAATTTGTTCAGCAGTAAATCCCGCTTGTCCTAATTGTGTAGCCGCATCAGCAACTTCTTTCCCAGTAAAATTTGTAGTCATACCAAGTTGCATAATAGTATCTGTTAATTTTGTCATTTCTGAATCACTAGCATTAATAATAGCACCTAAAAAATCTATAGCTTGTTCAAATTCTCCCGCTTGTTTTGTAACCAAAGTTAAGCCAGTAGCAAAAGCAGTTAAAGCACCTACTCCTAAAGCGACAGCAAATTTAGCAACATATGTAGTAGCAGTATATAATCCATCCCCCATTTTATTTAAACTGGAAGTAAGATTATCAGTAGATTTTGTAGTTTGATTTAAACTATTGTTAGCGTTATTAGAAAAATTTCTAATAACAGCAGAACCTTTATCATCTACTTCTAATGTAATTACTATAGCCAATTTATTACCTTCTCCTATTTCTTCCCTTTAATTTATTTTTTCTTTCTTGCGCTTTTTTTCTCATTTGTTCTTTAATTTTTTGTTGTTCTAATATTGTAGAATAAATACTTAAAAAGCATGAAGCATAAAATCTAGCTTCCGATATATCTAATTCATAAAAATCATTAAAGAAAATTTCTAGGGAAGTTTCAAAAGGAATTAATTTATTAAATAAGTTGCAATACATATAATAAGTATTAGGTATAGACTTATCATATTTTCCTAGCAAACAATTTTTACAATTTAATTCTAAAGTTTCTAAAGATATTTCATTATTATCTAATTGTTCTTTGCAATTATAACAATTCAAGTATGGATTATGAAAGGCATCTATAGTATAGTTTCGGAGTTTTTTAATAATTCCTGATTTTGTGTAACAATCATATTAGCTAATTCGCTAGACTTAATAATAATAAATTTCATAATTTTATCGCAATACAAAGAAAGCATTTCTTTTGCTTCATTATTACATTCAGAATTATCGTTAATAGTAATACCTTTCCAATCTTCAATAATATATTCCCTTGTAAGTTTAGCTAATTTTTCACTATCAATTTCTTTTGAACCATTCATAGTATTAATCTTAGTAGATTTTCTAGTTAATTCATTTGCTTTTTCTGGAAATAATGGTCTAACTTTAATTTGAATTTCTTCATCTTCTGGATACTCAAACCAATAACCTTTATTTTCAGAAAAACTTTCTTTCACTTTCTTTAAATCAATACCCATTTCTTAATCCCTTCCTTTTTGTTCACCTTGTTTTTTTTCAATCGCAAACTTTAAAGTTTAAACTAATGGATCAGTAGCGAAAGTATTAACAAAAGTTAAAGTAATTGGTCCATCATCAGAAAATCCCGCTTGCAAACTACTAGCTTTTAATCCTTTATAATTTACAGTAAAAGGAATTTTCCCTAATCCGTCTAATGGAACATTAGCATCAGCAATAATTAATCTAGCTAATTCAATCGAGAAAGAATATTTATCCGGTCCTGCTCCAATTAATAAACCTTCAAAGCTAATAATCATTTCATGTTCAGTTTTAGAAAATAAATCAGAAATAAATCTAGCGTCAGTATATCTAGGAAATTCTAAACTAACATTTAATTCCGGTTGTCCCGCCTGTTCCGGTTCACTAATTTCATTGCTTCCGCTTGCAGTATAATCACCTTCCAAGTTTCTATTAAATTCAATTTCAAATGAAGAAGGATATACCCTATCACCAATGGCGGGAGCATTACCAGCATAATCTTTTAATAAAAATTTACCAGAATTAAAAAGAATATTTCCGCATTTCATTAAATAAGTAACTGTAGCCATAGTAACAGAAGTATTAATAACAGAATCATCCTTTAAAATATTTCCAATAATATTAAAAGTAATTCTTACATAATCCCCTGCTTCACCACTAATAGTAAAGCCAGCAATTTTAAGACTAGGAATTTCGTGAACCTTTAAAATTTTATCAACAGCATAAGTAGCAAATAATCCTTGAATATTATCAGAACATTTTAAAATATGCTTATACCCATTAGTAAGTAAAGTTGGCGCGCCAGCAATACCTAAACATAAAGCAAATGGTAATAATAACCCTTCATACTTTAACATAGTTTCAATATCACCTTCGGCGGTAATATTTCCTAAATCAGCACATTCCGCAAAAGAATTTCCTAAACTTTCATCTAATAAAATTTCTGGAGAAGATTCTAAACTATCCGTTAAAATATAAATTCCATCCCCCGGACCTAGTGCAACAGCGGTCCCCCAAGCTGAACCCTTAGCCATTCCCGCAACAATTTCCGTTCCTGTAGCTTGCCTAACCATTTTCCCTTTCTCCTTTTTTTGTTGTTATTTTTTTTAAAAATATTATATTAACTAATATTTTCATGTTCCTTACCAGTAATAAAAATTCTTAACGGATTAATATTTCCAAAATCTTCATCTGCAATTGGAATAAACTTTAAAGTTAAAGGCTGTAGCCCTGCATTATTAATTATATCTGTTTCATTTACTAGTACCATTCTATTAAATTGAAAAATCCATCCATTACTATATCCATCTGAAATATAATTTCCTAAAAATTTTAAAACAGAATCACAAATTGTTCTTGAATTATATTTAGAAATAAAATCTTTTACATTATAATAATCCATAGTAACATTAAACTGGAAAGATGGTTGTCCATCTTCTATAGGTTCTAAAGATTCAAAACCATTAGAAACAAAATCGTATGATAAGCCACGATTAAAAACTATTTCAAATGATGAAATACCAAATTCACTTCTTAATGTATTATATTCTCCAATTTCACAAGTAGCAGTATTTAAAGTTAAGGGAATTAAATTGTCTGATTCTAAAATTTGCGATAACGCTAAACCATCAATAACAACTTTAGTATTTATAGCAGAATCAATAATTCTATTATTTGATATAATACTAAATTCAACTGTTATTAATTGTCCAATAGTACCAGTAATTTTAAAACCATTTATTTTTACTGTTCCTAATTCATGTATGCTAGTAATTTTATCAATGGCTAAAGTTAAAACTTTTTGTGCTATATTAGTATCTAATGTTATTATCCTTTGATATATTCCGGTAGTTCCTATTTGCGATACTACTGAATTTCCCATAGCCATAGAAATTAAATATATTAAACTATTATTTTCACCATTTTTAAAATAATGTAAATATGTCGCTAGTGGTCCTAAACATTCAATATTTGATAATCTTTGTTCATAAGAATATGGCAAGCCACAAGATAAATCGCCTACTACTTTATCTACCTTTTCTATAGATTCAGACAAAATCATTAAATACTTAGTGCAAATAACAGGACTTTGCCAATTATTTGCCCTTCCTATACCTAATGTAGTTTGATAATTTGTAAACATTTTTTTACGGATTAACGGTTGATTTTAAATATTTAACTGTTAACATCCATCTTGCATAACCTTTTTGATACATTGATAGAATACCTTCATCAGTATTAAAAGATTCATCAAATGAAACATAATAAACATAAGGTAATTCATTTAATGTTGCAGTTTTATATTTATTATTCCAAGGAGAATTTACTGTTCCATTCATAATAGCATGTTCAATAGACCATAATAATTTATCTAAATCAATAACAGGATTTTCATTAGGCTGACAATATATAAAAGAATTTAAAGTAATATTTAAAACTGAATCAATATTAGTTCCTGTAGTAATTAAAGTATTAGAACCACTAGAAGCAATAGAAATAGAAATAGCGGGGGATTCTTCAGAATGTAAATTATCAATATCTAAAATTCTTTCCGTAACAGTTTTAACGGTAATAGGAAAACCATTAGCAACAGTAATGCTACCTAATAATAATTTTATTCTATTGATTATTGCTAATCTTTTGCTTTCCGTATAAGGCATTTTACGTCCTTTTATTCATGGTTATATTTAAATAATTACTTACATTATTTTTTATTTCTAATTCTAATAATGGTTTTCTAAAATTAACATTATCTGTTAAATATCCTACTCCCCTAATAACAACTTGTTTCCGTAAACTAAATAAAGGTTTTATCCATCCCCTTTTCTGAATTTGAACTAAAAATAATCTATTCATTACTTTTAATACTTTAGTATTAGGATATTGCCTTGCCCTTCCTGTTATATTTGGAGAAACGGGAACAGTTAAAAAATTAACATTCTTTGGAGTAATAATAGTAGAACCTTTTTTATCATGTATTTCAGCATATGGAACAGACCATGAACCTATTTCAATTTTTGTTCTAGCTTGCGTTTGTGTTACTTTATGTTTTATAGAATTTCTTAACCTTCCAGTTTTAACTTTTAAAAGTTTTCCCGTTAGGTCCAATTTAACTTTATTTTCAGTACCTAACGCCCATGATTCACAAGTATCTTTTATAGTTTCTTTATATTTAGTAAATTCTGCTGTAGTAAATTGCGGAACATTTTTATATGTCATTTTAACAGTTATCATTAACTTGCCTTAAATTTCTTCTTATAAATTTCAATAACATCTTTCATTGTTTCAGTAATATCAGAATCTTTAAAAACTAAACTACCGCCCATAAATGCTTCACTAGAAAAAGAATTTCCCTTTTTATCAAACTGTTCATATTTTTTAGAAACTAATTCAGCTATAGCCATTTTAATCTCTTTAGGAACAGGATTATAACCGCATTTAAATTTAATATAAACATTCTGAAAACCATTTGTAAAAACATTATACAATAATCTAATAATTCCACTAGCCGCATAAGTAACAAAATCAGCGGATTGAATTACAGTATCATCAATTTTTAATTCTGTTATTTCAGTAACAGGATAATCAGAAAGTAATAATTCGGAAGAATTATCACCATCATAATATTGTTCTTTAGTAGCTTCTTCAATAATACGCTTAACCTTTAAAAGAAAAAAAGAATTTGCACTATCTATAATAGCTTGCAATCTAGTATCAGCATTAGTATTAATAATATTTGAAAATATTTTATATTCTGCTAGTGTTAATAATGCCATTTGTTTTTATCCCTTTTGTCTATTCTCTTTTATATCATCAATCTTATTATATGCTTTTTCAAAACCTTCATTCATAGATTTTTTCATATCCTTAATATCATCTTTTATATCTTTAAAAATAGAGTCTATCCCTAAATGCTTTAAATCGCATAATTCCCTAAGTTGCAAACTTTTAATTTTATCACTTAATGATTTAGCATATAAACCAAAACCTACCATAACTATAGCGAATAATCCATTAATGATAAAATTAACAACATTGAAATTCTGCATTATTCCTATTCCTATTACGTTATTGTAAAGCCTAACTGACTTTTTCTTTAAAGTTTATCAACAATCGTTAATTACTTTTTTTTTATTATCTACAATAATAGGCTTTTTAGATTCATCCTGCTTTGCATCTTCTTTCTTTTCTTCCTTATCGTAAATCTTAACTAAATCAGGAAAATCATTTTTAATTCTATTAGCATCTTCTTCCGTAATATCTTTACCAATTTCATATTCTGTATTAGCATTTAAATTATACTTTGCGCTACTATAACCAAACTTTGCTTGCCATTTGAAAATCTTCATTTTTCTTTTTCCTTTTCTTTCTTTTTTTTTGGTAACAAACTAAATTTTATATTCCTTGTGTCAAGCCAAAATTGACTTGACACAAGTTGATATAAAATTTAATTAAGGAGTAACATTATATGCGCCAGCAATAGCAGTTTCCGTATTAGGCTGTAACCGTCTAAAATCCTGCCTAACTTTGCTAACCACTACAACCTTATCCGTTTCAATACTCTTTTCAGAATCAGTAGTAATTTCCCGCCTATCACCATACAAGAACCGCTTTCTATTAACGATAGCAACAGCAGATTTAGTATTAGGACCACCAGCAGTATTAAAACCAGCGGCGGCTACATCTTCCCGCATAAATTCAGAAACGATAATAGGAACACCATCAACCTTTCCAATTTCACCATTTAAAATTAAAGCATTAGGACCATACTTGTCTAAAGTCTGAATCTCAGGAAAGTTAGTAGCATCCATAAATTTATACATAACATTAACAGAACAAACGCAAGCTAAATCAGTAGCATAAATGCCATACTTTCCAAGTTTCTTACGCATAGCACGGAAAGCGGCTAAATTCCAAGTTGAACCATCTACCCAAGTAGAAGCATCCTGAATATATTGCCTAAATCCATCCCATGCGCGATCAGATAATTTTGCAGAATTACCATTAACCTGAATATCATTATCGGGATGAGTACCAGTCCTAGAACCGTTACAAGTAGCATTTTCAATAGCACGCGCAATAGCTTCCACAACCTTCATTTTGCAATAATCCATAATACCAATAATAGAATCTTCATTAGTTTCTTCATTGAAAACCGTTCTAGCACCTAATTTAGAAGCATCGAAAGTAGTTTTAGTAGTTCCGGGAGTAGATGCTAAAGGCATAGCGTTAGAATCACGAATATCATCAGAATTGGTATTAGAAACTAAATATCCTACAGCATCACTTCCTTCAACTGGTAAAGTATAAGGATTGCTTGGCATTGTAATACGTCCAAATAAAGCGGCTACCTTTAATTCAATCTTCACCTTTTCCATTAAATCGGCGGAAAACATAGTAGGAATCCATTCAGCACCCTTACCGGAAGTACCATCAATAGCCTTGCGTAATTCAGAAACAGCCTTATGATTAATAAACTTCTGGTATAACTTACTTCCCATAATAGAATCACGCATAGAAGATTTATTAACAACAGAAAGAACAGAACCTAAAATTAACAAATCATCATTTAATTTCTGTAATTCCATCATAGAGGCATTACTAGACTTCTGCAACATAGTAAAGCGGTAAGAATCTAAATTGTTAGTTTCATCACAACTTAAATCATTAACATCAAACTCCCCCTTCCTTAAACTTGAACCTTTATAATTAGACAAAGTATCAGCAAGAATAGTCTTTAAATTTTCAACAGTAACATAGCTACCCTTTTTAGACTTTGCTAAACTAATAGCTTCCCTAGCATCTTTCAAAGTCTTAATTAAATTATCCATCATAGCCTTATTTTCGTTTCCCATTTTCGTTATTCCTTTTTTTGTTTGCAGACGTTATTAGTTAATCGTATCTTCTACTAATGCTACCGTATCTTGTGCTAATCCTGAAATTTCATTTGCCAATTCCGATACGGAATTTTCAAAATCTTTATCAGAATTATCATTAGTAGTATCTTTATCATCTACTTTAGTATCTTTATCATCCTTATTATCTTCCTTATCTTTTCCAGTAGATAAGAAAGTAGTTAACTTTTCCAATGGACCTACTAACTTTTCAGATAAAGATGAAATTGAATCAGCATCATTTAAAACTTTATCAATATCAGTAAAAGAATTTTTAATTCCATCCTTAATAACATCTAAAGCCTTTTTCTCATTTTTACTATCTAAAAGAATATCAACAATAGTTTTATTTTCTAAAGTAAATTTAATTTCATCTTCCGTTAAACCCTGTTCCTTTAACTTCTTGCCTAATTCTTCCTTAGTCATTTGTTCACCTTTCACCATAAAGAAATGTTTTCTATTTGCGGGGGATTTAACTAAATGAACCGCATTAACTAATAATTTTTCGATTTTCTTAATATCATTATGAAGTATTGAAGTACCCATGATTTTTTTTCCTTTCTTCTTTCTTAATTATTCTTTGGCTTTTCATTAGCTAAAATTCCGATACCTTCAAAAGAATATCCCGTTAAATCTCCATCCTTTACCCTATCCCAAATTTTATCATCTTCTACATAATGGACCATTACCCATGAACCTTTTTTAATAGTAACTCCATTGATTGATAAATTAGATGGGGCAATATAATTTTCAACAATTTTTAAACCTTTAATAACTACTGTAGTATGATCTATTCCTACTTCCTGAAAATATTTCATAAAAGTATGACAAGCATTTTCAATATCTTTTTCATCTACCCATTCATTATCAGTATCAATAGATTTTGGTTCAATAACAATACCGTAAACTAATCGTTTTTCAGAATCCATAGATTCTTTAACTAATCTAACTCCTTTATTCTGCATAACTTTCTGAATATCAGATTTAGTAAATTTAATTTCACAAACTTCCTGCATTTTCTTATAATCTAAATCATAATATAATTTTCCTAAAATATTTGCAAACTGTAGCCATTCATTAGGATAGAAATTTTCAATTAAATAAAAAATAGTTTCCCTAACATCATCTTCCATTCCAATTTTATCACAATATGTTTTAATAGCATCAAAATTAATATTAGCTAAACTAGTATTTTCTGCTTCTATATTATCATCTTGTTTTTTTGATTTGCTTCTATTCCCTTTAGATTTAGTAAAACCAATAATAAATTTAATTCCATCCTTTCCGCTTTCAATGGTCCTAAAACTTTTATATCTTTCTGGATTATGTTGTCTAAATCTAAAATTATCCCCTGATTCACCTTCATCTACCGCTAATCCTGAAAAGTCATTTTCTGATAGCCATTTTTTAGCATCTTCAACATTATATTTTTTATTATCAAATAATACGGATTGAATTTCACTTCCGGCGGTAGTTCTTCTAGGCTCATTAATTTTAGGCATTGTTTTTATTCTCCTACCAATTCTTTAAATTGATTTTCTCCAAGTTCCCTATAAATACTTTCCTTTAAAGGTAAATAATTCTTTTCCATTTCCTCAACTTGTTTAGTCTGGTCCAATAAGAATAAATCAACATTATCTTTAGTAGGAGTAAACTTTTTTAATTTTTCAATAACTTCATTTCCCGCTTGTTCAAATAATTGTAAGAATGTATTTTTAATTGGTAATGAATAATTATCAATCTTCCCAACAAACTTCTTCCATAAAATAGCTTTCATAATTTCATTATCATCAGAAAGAATCTTAGAAACTTTACTTCCTTTCGCATTTTCTTTTATCTTAGAAAGCATAGTACACCTACAATTAATATTTTCTTCCGGTTTCATTCCCTGTTCCCCCGGATACATTAAACCATTAGAAAATGCTTCATCTAATTCCCTTTCTTGTCCTTCTAATATCTTATGGTCCCCTTTATCAAATTTACTAGCTGGCCTAACCTTTTTATCCCTGCTAGTAAGCCAAACTTTTTTAGAAACTACATTTGATTGCTTATATGCGTCTAAGGTTGAAGCATTAGCAATTTGCGTTATTTCTGTTCTTCCAATTTTTGTAGTTCTATTTAAAGAAAAATCAGAAGAACTTGAAAACCTATCCCAAATAGCCGCTTGAATTTCTTTGGTCCCCATATCAGCGGCTAAACTTTCTAAAATAATTTGTCTAATTAATTCATTGTTTAATTGACTAGTAGCAACTAACATAGGTTTAATATTTAAAGTTTTAACCGCTATAGGATTATCTAAATTAAAATTAGCGTCATTTTCTTGCTTCATTAACTTTAAATATTTAGGTGAATCTGGTAAACTTTTTAATTTTTTTATTTCGCAATCTAAACGATTTTCTCCATCTACAGACTTATAAAGTTTAGCTTGTTCCGATTGTGTAGGCTTTACTTCACCTAATTTAGTTGTAACATTTGAAGGTAGTATAACATCATTTCCACCTTCAAACGGAAGGAATTTAATTACTTCACCATAAATATAATTTAAAATCATTCTAGCTTCATTTCTGCTTATAGTTCCATTCTTAACATGTTCAATAATATATTCTTCCCTTGCCCGCCATATTTCAGAAAGAACATGAATTTTAGAAACATCAAACATAGTATAAATTTTATTTAAATCATATTTATTTTTTGCACCTTCAAAACCTAACAGAATTGGCATAATTGCTAATTGAACTGATTCAGACATTTTAATTAGTTTAGGCGTCATAGTTTCAGTCCAAAACATTCTTTCTTGTGTTTCTGCATTTGCTTTAATAGCAGATTCAAAAACTCCTACACAAGCTGGCGGTACTCCAAAACAAGCCAAAATTTCATCCCTAGAATATTTTCTTTGACTAATAAACTCCATATCTTTTTGCGGAATACTAATTTGTTTATAGTCCATACCTTGTTCAATAATTGCTATCCTATGCGCTTTTGATACTCCTTCATGCGTCTTATTCCAATTTCTCCTAATTCTATCATAATCTTCATCTGCTAATTCAGAATCATAAATTAATAATCCATCAGGACGACCGGAGTTTTTGAAAAATGACATAGAATATTGTTGCGAGTATAAGTCAGTTGTTAGTGCTGTAGAACCTACTTTTAAAGCGGACAATCCATCATAAGGATTATTTGGATTAAAATAACGTAAAAACACAATATCGTTAGTTTCATATTCTATAGTTTTTCCTGTAGCTAAAGTATATTTCCATCCAATGATGAACTTCTTCCTATCTTTTATTGCTTCCATTTTAGACGGATTCAAAGCATACATTTCAAAAACTAAACCAGATTGGTCCTTAACTAATTCCCAAAAACATTTTCCAGTAGCTTCTAAATAAATAGTTGTAGCTTCCCAAAAATCAAATCTTGTAAACCAAGGATTAGGATTGCGAAAAACTTTAAATTCTGGTTCGTAAGTTATCTCGCTAAGTGAACCATCTTCCATTAAATAATAAATTCTAAAAGGAACAGACGCAACAGAAGAAGCTAATTTATAAATAGAAGCATATACCCAAGCATTTATTTCAATAGCTTCAAGTAATGTTTTATCTTCAATAGGATGAGTTTGCTTAAAATAATCACCACTAGCAAACGCAATAGAATCTTTTTGCATTAATGCAATATTAGCATTTTTTCTAATCGGAAAAGAATTTGTAATCATTTCTTTTCCAAAATTTTTATTAATAATTTCTTCTAGGATTTTAGGCATTTTGTTTTAAATCCCTGTTTTTTTTATTCGATTAAAACAAAAGTAGCGAAAGCAAAGAAAATAAAATTATTGAGATTATTGGAAAAGAAATAATAAATCCATAACCATAATAATAAATAAATTTAAAAGCAAAAGTTTGCTTTTCCGTCTGCTTCATTTCTTCCTTTCCTATCTTTAAAGTTAGTAAAGAACAGAAAGAAGAAAATAAAAAAAAGTAGATTAGGATTAGACTAATAATTATTGTTTTCATAATATTCTAATTCTTCCTGACATAGATTTTCTAGCATTTTCTTTAGCAAGCCAGCAAGCCATTACGCTATCTGTAGTTTCATAAAATGGATGTCCATTCATTTCATCTTGCCATTTACAAAATCCGCATTTACAGTTAGTCTTATGCTCTTTATCTCCTAATGCAATTATCCATCTATCATTATAAAAATCTACTTCCAATGAATCAACTCCATTATCTAAATCTAACTTGTTTGAACCCGTAAAATGTCCTTTAATGAAAGGGGATGAGGAATGTTTTCCTTTTTTAACATCTTCCTTTAAAAAATCAATTACCATATCCTGTAAAGCATTATTTTCTACAAGAAACGATTTAGGTGAATATTGTTCTTGAACTAAATATATTTGTTCTAATAACTTTGGTCCGGTCCATTTGCCATATCTAATATCAACAGGAATATATAATTTTCTTTTTCTATCGTTTGCTAAAGTAAAAATACAAGTTCCCGGCCTTTTCTTAGTTGATAAATCTACTCCAGAATATAATAAACAATTATCTGTAAGAACTTCTTGAATCTTTAATTCTTTCTTTATACATTTTTCAAATGAAGGAAAAGTAGAATCTTTAGAACTAAGTGCAATATTTCTTAGTCCCCTGTTAAAAGCAATCGGGCCAACTCTCTCTAAATGTTTTTCTAATGCTTCTTTTCCCCATTTAGCTTCCCAAAGGGGAATTTCTATTTGATTAAAATTCATTTTATAATTCTAAGTATGCTTTCATTTCATTATAACAATCAATAATAACTTGTTTATCCTTCATCTTCTCGGCTTTAAATAAAAGAGGATAACATGAAAAATAATCCCGTTTTTTTCTTTCATTCATATCATTACCAAAAGCAATACTAATATCATTATTTGAAACAGCGGGATATTGAGAAGATTGATTTTCATTAATCCACCATGAAAACCAGCATTTAGAACAATCATACATTTGGATATTATTAAATTTCATACATTTTTCACAACCGTAAAATTTAACCTTACATCCAATTTCCTGATTACCTTCCTTAATAATAAAAGCCATAAAATAAGGACTATATTCAGCTAAATTAATAATATCACTTATAAGAACATCCATCATTAAAACTAATTCATTTTTTTGTTCACTTGTTAAAATAGGTTCAGCCATAGTATTAATACCGCCTTTCGTTAATAATTAAATTAGTTGTTCCTAATTCAATATTCCCGCCAGTATCAATTTTTTTCATAGTATAAACATGATTTTTATTAACTAGTTTATTTAATAATAATTCGTGCATTTTATAAGAAACTAAAGAAATAAAATGTTCTTCATCATCAGGATTATTTGTAACATACCACAAAATATCATTTCCTGTTCCATCCAATCCTTTATCAATAATTTGTAACTCTGTATATAATACATTAGAATCAGGAACATCTTTTTCGTGGGCTAAAACGATAGATTCAATATTTGCGTTTGCAAAGCAGATATAAATAGGAACTTCTATTTCTCCGCCAGCAAAAAGAAAAACATAATCAAACGCTCTAAGCATACTCATTAATTTTTCTCCTTTTATAATGATTCAATTTCTGTAAAAATGGCAAGATTACCAAAATCAGCATTATTCGTATCATCATAATTTTCGATAAAAAATTCTAACCATTCACCTTTCCCAGCAATATCATAAAAAATATTCATATCATTTCTTTTAAAAGCTAGAAAAGGTTCAACAAAAAAATCATCTGTAATATTTGTAAATCTAGCCATTAAAACATATTTTTCAAAATTAAATCCACAATTAAAAGCAGTAATCATAAATGGAACAGTAACAGTTTTTTCAGGGACTAAACAAGAATTTAAAACCCTTGCACTTTGATTAAATAAAAGTGAATCAAAATATTGATACGATAAAGGATCAACAATAAGTGGTATCCCAAAAGAATTATCAATAATCTTTTTTAATGACATTTTATTATTACCCTGCTAATTCTGCTTTTTCCCATTGATTCATAATAAAATATGAACCTTCTAAACCAGTAGGTAAGCCAGTTTTAAGGATAGAAAAATTAATAAAACCTTCCGCAAAAGAAACATAAGGATTAGGATTATCTTCTATAATAGCAAGTAATAAGGAAGTAAAATCTAAAACTCCATCTTTTTCTTTAAAGATAATATTATTTTTAATCTCTAGTAATACTATATCTGTATCACCATATCCTACCATGATAGTATAATAATTATCATCTTCATCTGCAATTATATCATTTAAAAATAGTAATTTTAATTCAGCTAAAACTAAATAAGGTCCAATATAAAATTTATTAGAACCACCTACTAATGAATCAATCTTAATTGGATTTGACATATTCTTTTTTTTCCTAATTAGTTTGTAATTCCCTATTGTAATACTTGCAACTAATTCCAGTAATTCCTTGATTAATACCCATATGGAGAAAAGAGAAAGCAGGATTTTTAATTAATTGCATACTTAAATCATCTTCAGTCCAAACGGTAGCAATGTAAATAACCTTAAAGTCTATTCCATCTGCGCGAGATAACCAAGTGTTGAAGAATGTTTCAATTATCTGATTTTTCAATTTTGGTTGCAATATGCAATTTCGCATATCCATAACATCATCAGCTATAAGTAAATCGGTACGTCCACCTATTCCGCTTGATAATACGCCATAACATTGAATAGAAGCATCTTTAGAGAATGTTGTTCTTTTAACAATTAATTCGTGACTATTCCATTTTTCTTTATCTTCAGGGACACAAGAAGGGAAGATTTTGTGAAAGTCTTTATCTTTATCAATATATTTTCCCATAACGTTAAGCCGCGCCTTTGCTGTAGAATCATTATTACACAAAATTTTTATCCGCATGTTCTGATTCATTCCTAATTCATGTAAACCACGCGCTAATATTTGTCCTGTTTTTCCATGTCCCCAAGGTGCAAGAATCCCGCAAAGTATGTTATGCGAAAAACAATAATCAATATGTTCCTGCATAGCTAAATGAATTGTATCTTGTTTTATTTTGGTTCCGGTTTTTTCATCCTTTATTGTAAACTCAATAAATAAATTTACGTCTTTTTCTTGTATGATTTTTCTTTTTAACAGTTCTATCCCATCTTCATTAGCACGTTTTAGTTTTTCTGATGTTTCTAAATCCATTTTTTTTTCTTGTACCCTATATATATACCCTATACATATGAGTAGGGTAGCGTTACAAAATCGGCCAAAAAGAGTCGAAAAAGTATTTTCTCATTTTTGAAAAATTCTTTTTAATATTTTTTTATTCTTTTTCTGATATATCTCTAACTATATTTATATTTATTTTAGTTTTATTTTTTTATTCTTTTTTGTTTCAAACTTTTTATTTTTATTTTTATTTTGTTTTTCTTTTTATTTTATTTTTTATTTTTATTTTAAATTTATTTTTTATTTTCTTTTTCTTTTCTTTTTCTTTTCTCTAAGGGATACAGTATCGAATTAAATTTGTTTCCCTTTCATTCTAAAAAGTTTTTGTTTCTTCTTCTTTGTTTGTTCTTATTCTTTTATTATTTAACATAAGGTATAAATGGAAACAGAAATAAATTATTCTTCTTCATCCTGATTCAAAATTATTTCTTGAATTTCTTTTTCTATTTCTTTTGCTTCTTCTTCCTGTTCCTGTTCCCCTGCTTCCCCTTGTCCCTTGTCTGCTACTACTGCTTCCCCTGCTTCTATAGGACCGCTAGGACCGCTTATAAGAAACTTGCTAGGGGAAAACTTGTTACCATCCTTGAATGATTCTAAAGTATTTTGAACTTCCTTTAAACTGCTAACCAATTCGTCTTGCGATTTATCTTGACTTCTTTTATGTCCTACTACAACGCCTTTTAAATCTACTGGCAAACCATGTAAAGCAAATTCTAATTTCATTAACTTCTCTAGTGTAGGAATATTTAACCACTTGGCATCAAGAACCTTATCATCTTCAATAGCCTTTCTTATTCTCATTCCTACACTAGTACGCAAAGAAATAAAACATTCTTTTAAAAAATCTCCATAGCGTAAAGTTAATTCATGTATTCCCTCGCCAACATTCTTGTTGACGTATTCAGACAGATAAGAATTAATTGTTTCCTGAAACTTTGTAGAATGTATAATTCTATCAACTTTTGTAACATCTAACTTTAAAATAGAAGCAATGAATGAGGGATCAGGATTTAATTTAGAAAGAAAGAAAATCTTTTCCATATCCCCAAGCGATATAATCTCTCCATCTACATTTATATTAACTTCTTTGGCTTTTAAAGTTAAAACATTATCTGGTAACAATGCTAAATTATCCTTATTCATTTGTGTATGATTGTGTTTTGTCTTTATTCTTTTTAGTCTTAGTTTAAATTGTTCTTTTATGTAAAAGTGCGCCAGCTATGATTATACCATAAAGGCAGGGCAAAGTCAAGCGAAAAATAAAAAAAAATGGAAACGGTTTGATAATGCGGTATATGTTATAGGCTGAATAAAGCAAAGCAGGGGGATATTGAAAGCGGTTCTAAAATCTTTTTTGTAATGCGGCTAGGGGGATTGTAGCAAACAAGGAAAGTAGATTTTTCATGGCGGTATACCCTGTATACTTTGCAGTATATTTTTTTTAAAAAAAAAATCAGGACCGGGACCGGGACCGTATCAATAAAAAAAATAATCTTGAATTTCAAAACGGGTATATCAAAAAAAAAAAAAAAAACGGTTCATTTTTTTTTTGGCTATCAGCTAACATCCTGATTTTATTCATAACATATAATATACTATAATTCAATAACAGCCTATCGGCTAGAAGTAAATCCATAAGAAAATCAAGCGGTTACAAGAATCTTCTAGAAATAAAATAAGATATACTAAGAAAAAAAAAAAAAAAAAAAAGTTTTATAGTTAACCCTTCTGAAAGGAAATTTTCCCCCGTGTCGGGGGATGAAATGGACCATATAGCAGGGTAAGGTAATCTGTTTTTTTTTTTTTTTTTGCCCTTGATTTTATTGAGTTTTTCCGTTTCCCGTTTTAAAAAATTTGGTCCCTTTGGGATACCCTATCAACTTCCCCCGATTGCCCATCAAATCAACTTTTTAAATGTCTGCAATCGCCTTAGATTGCTTTACAGGGGGACACAAAATCACATTTTACCCTTTCTTCTTTCTCCATTCTTTGCTTGTCTAAACTTTAAAGGACCACAAAAGCAAAATAAAAAGGGGATATTTAATCACCTTTCTTTGTCTGTTACCGCTAGAATATAAGTTTAACGGGAAAGTCTGCTATATCGTTATCTTCCGCTATCCATCCTTCACCATCAAAATCATCCTGTTCCCCTTTCTTTCTTCCATCTTAAAAAAGAGTATAGCACAATATAAAAACTTTGTCAAGCATTATTTTTACTTTAAATGAAAATATTTTTTAACTTTAAAGCAAGAAAAAAACAAAAAAACAAGGGGAATTTTTCCCCCTTGTTTCTTCCTTTCTTCCTTTCTTTTTTATGAAATAGCCTTAATAACCATTTCCCCAATTTTGCTTTTTGCGTGATACTTAATAAGGCAAATTGTAGAACTTCCGTTATTAGCCATTTCTGTTAGTTCCTGCATAACAAAATTTTTAGCTTGGCAAGCGGTTTTAAATGTTGCGGTCCTTCCATCCATTCTTAATTCCCATTCTTCCCCTGCTTCTACTTCCTGAATAATCGCAAAAATCCTTTTAAAACTTTCATAGCCTTTCACCTTGTTTCCGATTGTTGCGGCTACACCTTCCCCCGCAATCTTGAAACTTGCTATTTGCGTTTTCTTTTTTAAAATCGTTGCGGCTATCTGCTGATTTTTTTCTTTCTGGTCCATCTTGTTTTCCCCTTTCGTGTTTTTCGTTTCTTCCATCTTGATAATACAATACCACAAACCTTTTACCTTGTCAAGTCTTTTTTTTAAAAAAATGCAAAAAAAAGCGTGAATTTCTTCCCGCTTTCTTTCTTCCCCTTTCTTCTAAAAATTCCAATTTTTGCAATATCTAATAGCTTGCGTTAAATTGTTGCAGTAAGTACCATTAAAATCATCATATTCAGGATGGTCTATAACTCCATTGCGCTGAACCTTGATACAGCATATTTCAATAGTTTCATAACCATTAGTAGACCTAAGAAATTCAATATGATAATTAGAACCTTCCAAAGTTGCCATATTTCCAACAATCTGAAAACCGTTTTTCTCTAGCTTCTTTTCTGCTTTCTTAATCTCCATCTTCTTTCCCCTTTCTGTTTTTCTTTCGTATCTAATAACAAGGATAACACAAAATTTTTATTTGTCAAGTCTTTTTTTATGTTTTTTTACTTTTATTTTTCTTTCTTTCCGCTTGCATTTTTCATTCCAATTTTAAATTTAGCTGAAAAAAGTTTTATTAAAAAAAATAATCATTTTAAACAAAGATTAGATTCTTTAATCACTATCTTTCTACTAAAAGTTAATCAATTTGCTAAACATTAGAAAAACTAATCTTTCAACTTCTAAAGATTAGATTTTCTAACTTCTTACTTTTTTACCTATGAACTTTTTGCATAGTTACAAAAAGTAATTTACTTTTGGTAATGTTTTCAGAAAAATGATAATGGTTTACAGTTAACTATAATTATACATAACTATAGGGAGAAAACCATTGATTTTATTACGGAATCACTACAAGCCTATTTAAGACAAGTTTAGATAGTTATTGATACATTCCCCTAGCCTTTTTTGTTTTTCTTTCAAACTATTGATTTTATTACTTTTTATTTTTCACCTTTCCCAATAATCTAGTCTTAAATAGCCTTAGAATTGAAAAGTAACTTTCTTTAAAATCAACTTTTTCTTAGCATCAATCATGCCAAAAGTAAAAGAGTGAAAAAAGAAATTTTAACTTTTTTTACTTGCTTAAACCATGCCAAAAGAAAGGGATAAAGAGAAAAAGTTATAAAAAAGTAGGTCCATTTTAACATATAATAGACAAAACTTTTTTTAAAAAAACTTCATTTTTTTCTTGACATTTAAATTTAAAATGCTATACTTCTACTTAGGCTAAGGGATACGGAAGAACAACAAAGCAGAAAGAAAGGGGAAAAAAGATGATTAACTTATCCCAAGCGGAAGAAATGGTAGATAGTTGGATTAACGGAAACAAGAACTTTATTATTGATGAACTTTTGAAACTTGATAAATTGGAGTTTACTCAAACCAGTTTTTATATCTACAATGAACTAATGGAATATGATACAAAGAACTTTAGTAACTACCATTCTAGCTTTTACAATCGGATTATAAACCTTGAATAAGGGAAAGGGGGAAAAGAAAGGCGGTAGAAATACCGCCTTTTTTTTATTGAAAAATATTTTAAAAAAATAGAAAAAAAGACTTGACAAACTTTAAAGGCTATGTTATACTTCTTATCAAGATAGGGAAACGGAAAAACAAACCACAAACAAGAAAGGGGAACTAAGATGAAGGGAAAAAGCAAAAAGCGGGAAGATGGAATTTACAGAATGTTTTATTCTTGCGATAGCAAGGAACAAGCGGAAAAGTTGCGGTTTGATTGTATGGAAGGAAAGCTAAATAGCTTTGATGTTATTGCGGTTGACTTTAGCGAAAAAGGAAAAGAAACTTTAGTTAGCGTTTTTTGTAAAAATGGTTTTCTTCCTTCCGGTTTGGGATATGTTGATAGCTTTGCGGAAGATTATGGGATGAAAAGAATTTTTAAAAATAACTAAAAAAAGACTTGACAAGGGAAACGGTTTGTGATACAATCTTAACAGATAGGAAGAAAGGGGAAAGAAGATGAAACAGAAAAAAGAAAACAAGATTTTAAAAACCTACCTTGAAAGCGGGATAGTTTGGATAGAAAATAATGAGTATGTGGGCAAGGGAAAAGATGGAGTTATAGTTAATATAGGTTGTGTAGGTTATGAAGAAGATATTATTAGCTACCTTGAAAATGTTTCCCCTGAAAACTGGTAAGGAGCAAAGCAAGATGATTACTTTTAAGCAGATAAACAAAGAAGCAAATAAATTTGGTTTGGAACTTGTTAAGGGGGATTCTTACTTCTACTTTGTTGAAATTATGGGTAACTTTATTTCTGAAAATGTTTTAGTTGTTTGCATTAATAGGCTTGGCTTAGATGAATGGAGAAACGAAATTGATGAAGCTAAAAACGCAATGGATGAATCAAAGCGGAAAGCAGGGGAAAGAAAAGAATATTTAACTATTGAATCCGTATAATTTTCAAGCCTTAACTTTAAAGGTTAAAAATCTAAAAAGAAAAAGCTTGCAATAAAAAAAAATCGTGCTATAATATTTTTATGTTTCTTAGAGGGGGTGATTAAGGATGATAGTTAAAGACATCAAAACCGTCTTATTTTCTTTAGTAGATTTGCGGCATACTAATTTGCAGGATGCTAATTTGCAGGATGCTAATTTGCGGTATGCTAATTTGCAGGATGCTAATTTGCGGTATGCTAATTTGAAGGATGCTAATTTGCAGGATGCTAATTTGCAGGATGCTAATTTGCAGGATGCTAATTTGCAGGATGCTAAAAAATAAAGGTGAAAAAGAAAAAAAGATGGAAAATAAATTGAAAAAAATTAAAGAAGAGTGTTTTAAATTTTGTGTAGAAATGCAACATTTATCATGCGGTATCCCAAAAGAAGATATGGGAAATTTAAATTTTTGCAACGAATGTAAATTTTGCGATTGCATGGGACACAAAAAACTAAAAAAACTTAATACTAAATTGATTGAATTAATACAATAAAAAAATCCCAAAGCGGAAGTTAAAATTTTGAAAGCACAAGAAAGGGGATTTAGGACCATGAAGGGACTTTAGGGGGGGGGAGGAGTAAGGCTAAGGCAAGCGGCTAGACTAGTCTTAAATTGGCTTACAAGCCTTAATAACCATACGGAAGTTGACATAGTAGCAGGGATTTATAAAGGGAAGAAAGCAATAATCATA